GTGAACAGGCGCTTCTTCTCGTTGATGTTGTCGGCCATCCATTCGATGACCGCCGCCTTGTTCACAGGGTCAAGCGCCGGCATCAGCACTTCGACGACGGCAATGATCGCTTTCAGCACCACATCTTCGCCCTTGAGCTTCTCGCTCTCGGGCTCTTCCAACAGGTTCGGCCATTCGGCGACGAAGCTGTTGCGCCATTCGTTGAACGCGACGGCATAGGACACGCCTGCATATTCGTCCGGGTAGCGCTGCTGGATCGTGGCGTAGAAATCCTCGTTCCACGCCCGATACATGACGATCTCGTCCATGAAGGTATAGAGCGGCTCCATCCACTTGCGGATGCTCTCGACGAACTGCGCCACCGCCTTGGCATCCTCGGTGCCCTCGCCGAAGCCCTCCGCGAACGTCTCGGCCAGCACGATCTTTGCCGGTGTGCCACATGCCGCCGCCTCGTTCTCGATAATGTTCTTGCGGGCCAGCGCATAGGGGCCTTCTAGGTTCTGGAGGTTCAGACTCTCGATATCCTCGTCGGTGTCGATGCTCAGCACATTGCCGACGCGCGCTTCCTTCACCAGCTCGCGCTTCTGGCCGAAGATGTTGCGCATGACCTGATCGACCGCGGACGACTGCGATTTCATCTTCGCGACCAGCACGCCGGATTTCAGCGCGATCATCATATCGGTCGCCATCGTCATCACGAACGACTTGAGCGGCATCAGCCCGCGCTGATAGACCGAACGGCCGTTGAAGCCGAAGCCTGCCGTCTGATACTCAATGTAGATCGGGTCTTCGTTCATCAGCACGCAGGTGCGCGAACGGTGATAGGCCTTGCCGCCCACCGCGACGCCGACGATCTTCTGGAAATCGAGCGAATTAGGATCCTGGTTCAGCACCAGCGAGCCGGCTGTGTTGAGCGGATCCCAGGTATTGAACCCGATCCGCGCGCCATGTAGCTTCTTGAAGTCGAGCGCCTCGGTCGAGGTATCGCCGTCAACCATGATGCCTAACGTCGCGATGCCGTAGATGCGTGCCAGTCGGGCCACGTTGAAGATGTGCCGATCCGCCTGAATGGCCTTCCATTCCTGATTGAAGGCTTCGACCAGCATTTCACCGTCGCCGGGCGCCTTCTGCACCAGAATCTTGCGCGGCTTGAACTGCGCCATAGCGATCGGGAAATCCACCAGTTTCGCGCCGTGGGGATGGTAGGTGTAGATGACCTTGCAGGTTTCATAGCCCGGCTGCGCGCCCGGCACGATATCATCTGCCATCAGAAGGGACTGAAGCCCGTTGCCGAGAAACTCGAAGCCGTTGATCGTGTTGGCGGCCATGGAAGCTCCCTAGAACTGGTTCTTGTCCCCGAGCGCGAGGGCGACGGCGTGCACATGACAATCCAGCAAATCGTCCGCGCGCTTCGAAGCATCTTTATCCCCGATGCGGAACGAAGTCACCTGCCCGATGAAGTGGTTTCGCGACGTGCCCTTGTAGACCATCACCTTGTCATGGGCGAATTGGCTGATCTTGCACATGCCCTGATAGTGATAGGACGACACCGACATGGCGCGTTCGTCCTTGCCGAACGTCATCCATGAGCCGCCAATCGGATGCACCATAAGCCCGCGCTTCCGTGCCTGTTGCAGCAAAATCGAGCCGCTGGACTTGTCCTCGATCCAGACGCCCGCCACGCCTTCCCGAGCCCCGCAGGCGCGCGAATAATGCTCAAGGTTCTGGAACACGCCGGTTAACCATGTGTCGAGCAGCGCGCCTTCGATCTGCACGATGTCATAATCCAGCAGCACAAGCGGATGGCCGGCATATTGATTGCGGGCATAGTAGGTGACGGCGGTGCCATCGTTGGCCGAGCCCGTCTTGATGGCGCTATCGATGACGGCGAACACACGATCGCACTTTTGGGGATAGGCGACGGGCGCGCCGTTCTCGAGCATCTTGTCGAGGCCGAAAAATGCGACGCCGCTCCAGTCGACCCACTCAGCCTGAATCTCCTGCCGGAAAACGTCCGGGTGCAGGCGGCCGCGTTCGACTTCGATCCAATCGCGATCGACAAGTGGATTGATCCAGCTCGGCGCGTGATGCTCGACGAAGCCCATTTCTGGATCGTGACAGACCTGGTAGAAGAAGTTCTCGGGATCGTGGCCGTTAGGCGTCGAGAACACCCAGACGTAGGCATTCGGCTTCGTCGCCATCGTCGGCACGATGCCCTTGTGCCAGATGTCGAGCATTTGGTTGTTCTTGGTGAAGCCCGCCTCGTCTATCAGGATCAGATCATATTCGCGGCCACGGCCGGCAAGATCGTTGTCGTTGAGTTGCCAGAAATCCGCCTTCCCGCCTGTCTCGGTCTTGATGAACTGGTCGTTCTTGTTCTTGCCCGAGATGATTGGATTGATGGTCGCGACGATCTCGTCATAGGGCTCCTGCCATTGCTTATGCTCTGGCGTGAAGATGCCGACCTTGCGGCCCTTGATGAGCCCGTCACAGGCCAGCGTGATGATGTTCTTCGTCTTGCCGAAGCGACGTCCACACCGCACCGCATTCCGCCGCCCGCGCTGGTTCCAGATTTTCGTCTGCCCATCGTGGAAGGTCGGAATGCGGATGTGGATCGAGGTCATATCTAGTTATCAACAATGGGTTACAAGGCCGGCACCTGCAGAAAAGCTAGAAGTTGGCGATCCGGGAGAACAACTAACGGCAACAGTATTGTTTGTTCCGGAATTGGTAATTGGTGTGGTGACTGTCGAAGCGAATATATTTGGTCCGACAGTGACATATTGAGAGCTTGCCGTCAGATTTATTCCTGCCGCCATATTCCTGAAAACATTCCCTCCAATATAGACGCCTGCGGATGCAAACGACAGGACGCCAATCCCGGTCTGCCCGGTGGACAGTCCATGAAAGGTATTTCCTACGATCGACGCCGGGAGTGCCGCCGCAAGATTTATACCTGTCGCCCCCGCAATTGGGAGATAGAAGTCGTTGCCTACAATCTGCACGCCATCGGGCGTCGTCTGCAAGTTGAAGCCTGCGATGTTGTTATTGAACTGCGAAGACGAAACCGAAAGCTGTGCGAGGCCGTTGGCCGACGCGGGGGTAGCAATCCCGTAGTTGTCACCGGTAAAATTCGACCCGGTTATACTCACGCCTTGGATATAAGAGCCGTAGAAAAGTCCAACATTCGAATAAATCGAGTTGAACCCCCAAAAGTTATACACAACGCCGATGTCAGACGATGTTCCAGCCAGATTGACGCCCGTCCCGGTAGTGGCAAGAGGGCCAACTACATTGTCGTTGACGAAATTGATGAACGACGCGTTCGTGACGTTGATGCCGGTAAGCCAGTAATTTGTCGCGCCATATCCATCCGACCCACGCAGCGTCACAGACGTAATGTCACTGATCGGCGAGTTAGCGGGATTTGAGACAGGCGACGCATTTTGCGTGATCTGGATGCCTGCAACATTTGTCGTCCCCTCGGAAAGGATCGACATGTCTTGAATATGGAAGGAATGGAAGGCCGAGTTGAGCTGTACGCTCAAGCCCGACGTTCCAGAGGAAAATTCGAGTACGGTGACTTCGGAGCCATCGCCCCGGATAGTCACGCTTGCGCGGGGCGATGAACCGGAAAGAGTGACCACCTGTTGTGAGTTAAACTGATACGTTCCGCTTGGAAGATAAACACAGATCTTGCCCGACTGCGAGGCCGCAACAGCTGCTGCAAAAGCTGCTGTATTGTCATTAGTCCCCGTCCGGTCGCCGCCGTACTGAAGAATATTGGCGCAATCGGCCACGGTCGGCTTGAAATAGGCTCCAGTCGCACCATCCGCTATTGATACGACCCCGGTCGCGCGGTTGATCGCAATTGGGGTGTCCAGATAACTGCCGCCATCGCTGAAGCGATCAATCTGGAAATCAGAGCCGGCATTGCCTCCGCTCTCTGCACTACCGTTTGTCTCGATCTGCCAGCGAGGAGAGGATGCAGTTTGAAACAGCACGCTCCGCGCGTTGCCAGAATTGGTTGAAATGTTCATCCCAAGCGGCGAGGCACCCGCACTGAGTACTAGATATCCATTTACAGTTTGCGTATTGCCCCATGTATTGGCACCGCTCAACAGGGGGATCGTCGATCCGCTTGTTCCTGTCGGGATATCAGCCGTTACCAACGCCCGAAACGAAGCCGTCCCGCTTGATCCATTCGGCGCTGCGTAGACATAGTTCGCCGTCTGCGCGCCCGAGAGCCCAGCCGCCGTGCCCGTCGTGTTCTGATTGAGCGTAGGCACGTCCGTGGGCACGATAGCCCGAAATGTCGGCACCGCCGTCCCCGAGGTCGGGCCTGCGAGGAACGTATGCGCGCTTTCCAGCCCGGTCGTTCCAGCCAGCGCCGCGATCTCAGCGGACGTGCACGTCTTTGGCACATTCGACTGAAAGCAGGTGATGCTTTCCGAGCCGCTCGCGGGCGGCGTGATCGGCGGCGGGAGCTGGGCGATTGCCGGTGTCGCGGCCCATGCCGCGGTCGCCAGCAGGGCAAGAGCATGAGTGCGCATCAGACCAGCATCCTCCACGAAGAACCATTGATGACGAGCGTGACTTTGACGCCGGCCACGTTCAAAACCTGCGACGCCGCCGACGAGCCATAGAGCGCGATCATGTCGGATCCGCTCGCCGTGATCGTCACGCTGTTCACATTGGCGTTGAAATCGACGTCGTAGAGATCGATCCAGTCACCTTGCCCAAGCGACGCCACGGGGGGCAAGGATAGCGTGAGAGGGCCGACCGACGTTTGCAGGCCATAACGGGCGCAGACGACCGAGATCGCGCCAGACGTGCTTATGAGGCTGCGCTGCAGGATGTTGTAGTTCGCGCCCTGCGGATTGAGCGCGCCGGTGCCGCCCTGCGATACGGGAGCCGGATAATCGACCTTGGCCGAGAAAGCCTGAGCCCATTCACTCTGCGAAGGAACATAGCCTGTCGGCCAACCTGGATTCGAGGGAGTGCCCATCAGATATCATGCTCCTGCGAGGACGTGTCTCGTGGTGGTGGCGGATCATCGGGCAAACCGCCCTCGATGACAAGCTTCGGCGCGGCCTTGCTCGGATCATGCTCAGGCAATGCAGCCGCCTGCAAACGCTCGGCCCATAGCTGCGGGTTGATCCGCGCCGCGACCTTCATCCGCGTTTCAATCTTGAGCGCGCGGTGGCTGATCATGTCCTTGCGGATGCGCTTGAGCGACACGCCGAGCCGGGCGCTGTCTTCCAGCACTTCTTCGTATCCGACCTCGGGGCTATTCGCGATGTCGATCGCCTCTTCCATCCAATATTGCTGCTGACGAAGGCGCGCTGAGGCAAAGCGCAATCCGAACTCCCGTTTATACCGGACATCCTTAGGGTCAGCCCAATCCATGATCGTGTCGAAAGCCGGGAACTCGCCGCGCTCGCGAACTCGGCCGTTGCGTTCGCACTTGCAAATCCATGTCAGAGTTTCGCCGTTGCTGATGCGATCGATGATCTCGTCAGCGATCTCTTCACTGTAAAACGATTGTCGGCTACCCGGCTTCCTGACAAGGACCAGTGCTCTGGATGGCGATGGGCGAGGGTCTGCCATCCTTCGTGTTTAACC